CTCCCGATAAAAGGCGTCCATTGTTGCCGTGAGCGCTTTTGCGTCGACATCACTATATAGATTAGCGACGCCGTACATAGCACCAGACAAAGCCATTTGAATTTGTCTTTTTTCCTTAACTTCATTGAGAATAGTGGTTAATGATGTGTTGGAAAGCCTCGTGATGTCTATTGTCCTCTTCGATAATTTCGTCATAATAACATTCGTTATATAAATAGTTAAAGGGGTTTTTGCGATAGCGTTTGTTAGGTGTTGTTTTAACGTATTTATTTACGTGTTCAATAATTTCATATCGTAAAACGTTGTCAAATTTATTCCATAATTTTTCGCATTTTTTGCGCTCTACTTTTTTATCGTATAAATCCCAAAACATTTCAAAAAATGGGTGTGTGTATTTTTTAGGTTGTACGCTCATAGCTCGAATGGGTCTTCTCCTGTATATAGCTTTTCTAGCTTAATATCTTTAAGTTCAAACTCAAATTTGGCGGCCTCTGAAACGTCCTTTTTTGGCTTAGGGCTGACCGTGTATTTGGTTTCCAAAGCCTCGCCGATCCTTGTGATTTTTAAATCATATTGCCTTGGATCGCCCCAATCTGGGTCGTTAATTAAAAGATGTATTTGGTCTTGAATAGTTCTTTGGTTTATCTGCCATATTTGAACGGCGTTATTATCATAGCTCCAAACACAGCAAGCCCAAAAATGTTTAGCTTTTTGAGTCGCTTGGCTGTCGCCTATGTCTCTCATATCTTTACATCTGACAGGCTTTTCAGTCCCGTGCATAGATTCCCACCATTCATACCCTGTAATTGGGTCGCCTAAAAATCGCAATATCGTATCGCCTTTTTGGAGTTTAACATATCCGCCACTTGTGGCCTTTGGTAATTCGTAATCGTTAGGTAAAAAATTCATATTTAGTCTGTTTTTAAAAGGTTTAAAATTAATTGTTTTAAAGTAATACCATCCACGGCCGCCCTAACTTTTAAAGCGGTGTGGAGTTCTTCGGGTAATTTTATATTAATGGTTTTCATTGATAGATAAATTATTTAAATCTTTGCCCATGTCTCCAAATAATGTTGACAAATCATATCGGACATCTTCAGCCCTTTTTTTGCGGGCGTTGTATTTATCGCCGCGTAAAGATTTTTTATCATTCTGTAATTTACGGCGTGCGCGGGTGATAGTGCCTGGCATCGTGACGTTACCTTCTCTAAAATATGACAAAAAAAGCTTAAATTTTTCTCTGTCTATTTGGTGCGGGTTGTTTTCTAATTCCTCCCACCAATATAAGGCCACTAATATATTGTCATTGTCTTTAGCTTGGGGATACCTTCTTAAAATATCCTCGACTTTTTCTACTGTTTTCATAATAAGTTTAGTTAGATTCATTACAAACCTAACCAAACTAACCTAACTAACCAAACTAAATAAATTTTTTTTTTATACTTTGAAAAATGGCGCTGCTATTTTCTGGCCATGTGTTTTCTTTTTCTGCCACTCTGGGTAAGTGGTTTCTTGATCATTTAAGAATGTGCCAACCTCGCTTTGATAGGTCAAAGCCATTGCGTTAGCCTGTGTGCTGTTGTTTCTTACCGTACTGCTGCCGCTTGTTTCCGTGCTGTCTTGATTAAGACTACCCACACCGTAACGACCTACGTTAACGTTATGCTGTAACAAAAATCGCGAATAACTAAAATATATAAGTGCAGGCGCTAGGCCATTTTGTCTCACGCTCTCACCCCTTTTATTTGTATAGTTACTTCCAAAGAATAAGTCTGTATATTTTTGCGTGGCAAAGGTTTTTGTATTGACTGTGTAGTCATCTAGTAATAACTTGTAAGTCACGCCCCCTAAAAAGGTTTTAACGTTGATAGTCTGCGCCTCTCGTATAAATATGTTAATACTAGCCGCCGTGATATTAGAGCTAATTTCTCTAAAATCTGCTAAATCTGTTTTATCGATTAATAATTTATCTAGTAATAGCGTCATTTTCTTCTAGCATTATAGAGCTTTCAAATTGATTAGGTACTATTTTCCCAAGATCTAAACCTAGTTTTTCCATCTGTCTCTCAATGTGGTTTCTGGTATCCTTAGTTCGTAGATTCATATAGGTATATTCATCCGCTAATTGGGTTGCGGTAAATACTGCACCATCTGGTAACATTCCCATGAGGCCAGACGGCAAAGCAAAATTTTGTAGTATTCTATTTTTTACGTTTAGCGTGGTATTAATAAACAAGCTGTCATTGTTATTTGCGGGTACTTGCTCTATTAAATTTTGAGTATTCTCGCTGTCCTCGTCTATGCCAACAACCAAAACGCTGTTCGAATTTGCTGCCCCCTTAAAATCATTTAAACGCTTTCT